TATAAATCTGCCGATATTGAAAGACTGGTTGCAGAATATACGGTAAACCATCTTTCAGGAAAGAAAAACAACTATATACCAACCAATAAATAAGTATCGCCTTATGACAAGAAAACAAGATGATAATTCAGAAGCAAACCAATCTTTCACCCTCCCGGCTATTGTGGGTACATGGGAAAGTTTAAATCTTCATCCTACGGTAATGATATACCCAAGTAAGAAAAAGTATCTCCTTTCGATGCTCCATGTATCGGATAACGGACAGGCGCAACCAGCCACTTACGAGATACAGAAAGAAGATAGCCGTTACTTTATTGTTTCAGCCTTTAAGCGGCTTTATATCGGCTATGACAAGGCAAAAGACAGCCTTTCCATTTCTTACTATGGCGGTTACCTGCGTAATTGAATATGTACATACTAATCATTCAAGCTAACTATAAATGAATATGTCAATATGGAACTGATAAACGGCAATAGTGAACTAATAAAAGAGTTCTTTCAATCTATGGATAGAATCTTAGACGGTATCAGCCGACTGGCAAAGGAAAGCAGACCGCATTTGAACGGTGAAAAGTTTCTAAGCAACCGGGAAGCATCCAAATATCTGAAAGTAAGCATCCGTACCCTGCAAGAATGGAGAGATACGGGCGTTATCCCTTACATTCAGATAAAAGGCAAAATAATCTACCGTCAAAGCGATATAGAACGGCTTTTGCAGACCTACTACAACAAGGAACGGCAGGAATAACCTACCATCCTTTAAAAAACACATTTTTTCCGAAACTGACTAAAAACATTAACTCTATCAGTGTAGTAGTCCGTCTGTGCAAGCCTTTGGAAGAAAATACAACCCGGAGCGCAGCGCAGGTGTGGAGATTTTCTTTCAAACCCGTAGGGCGTGGGCTTGAACGGACGGAATACGGAGCTTACCTTTGTTAATATTTTATTCAGCTTTGGAAAATTATTTATATTTGAGATAATCATAAAGAACTAATAATCGATTATATTCAGTTGTACCTTTATTAGGGAAATCTTTTAAATATATTTCTAATAATGATAAATCAATTTGCTTTTTGAGGACAGCATATGCGATAGCCATATTTTTACTACTTGCTGGAATATTAACATCGTCATCTATACATTGAATAGTTGTATGCTTATTATGTATTTTTTTATTTTTTCTTAATTTGATGCGTAAATCAGAAATTTTTTGTTCTTGAATTTCTTTTAATTTGTTAGCTGTTTTTATGGATGGATTTATAGATACAAAACCATAAATAGGAAAATATTGATTTGACGGAATACTATATTTATCTATAATAGATATTCTTTGGGCATTAGCTTCTTCCATTATCTTGAAATAATTATTAAGCATTTCCCTTTGTGTTTGATACTGATAAGTAATAGTTCTTTTAGAACCAATAGCTAAAACCTTATCACTGTTGCTTAATGAGTCAATATCTTCCGTTACATAAACTTTTATACCTTTTGCACCTGCATAAATATCTCCAACAACAGATTGAACTTTTCTTATATCCATAGCGGATATTGGTAAATGCAAGTCCGAAAGCGCATTATATATTTCTATGAAATTATCAGTTTTTACCTTATTAATTTTTACATTTGTATTAGCATCTATGACAATATCGAACTCAACAACATCAGTCTCAGTTACATCTTTTTTATATTCAATTATTAAAAAATTATTCCGAATTTCATCTGAAATATCAGAGCCAATATCTACATATGAGAAAATTGTTTTTAATATTGACTTAATATTTTCATCCCCTAAATTGTATCCTATAAATATTATCGGATTGTGTATAAATAACGATAGTAATTGCGCTCTTATTAGTTCATATTTATTGTTAAATATATCATAATCATTAGAGGTTATAATTATTGAATTTGGATAATCCACACAACCATGTATTTTATATACTGTCCCATAAGGATTACTTAGTAATATATCATTACCTATTAAGGGTTTGAAATCAAAGACCGTTTCCGCTATTTTATCATAATTAGTTGTTATAATAGAACTGATATTTTTTCTTATTTTCTTAAAAGCGGATATTTCTTCAACTTTGTCAGTCTTAAATTCAATGTTCTTAAGAATATCTGATAAATAGATTTTAAAACGGCTGAAATTATTTCCTTTTTTCATATTTTCAAAAAATCTATCATTGATAGTTTTAAATTTGCCATTTCGGTCATTTTCCAAATACTTGTTGAAAAACATCTCCACTTCTGTTGCAATTTTTGGGTATTGATAATATCCATTTATTTGATGACGTGATTTAATATTGAAATACTCTTCTTCATCACCTGCCACATCAAAAATTGCTTTTTTCAAAATATCATCCCATGAATAGGAATTATTTATATAACGCAAACTGATTCCAGTTCCTATAAATAAAACAGGATGATTATTATATTTTGCGATGAAATCTTTTATATTCATAATTCATTTATTTGTTGCAACAAATATAAGAAAAGTTAATGAGTTATCATTATGATTTTAGTACAATACTATTTATAAAATTGATTGTGAGCAAATTTTGGTATTTTATCGTCAGTTAATAAATACTTCCCGTTAATTAGAACAGAGAGTTTCTTCATATCCTCGTTTACTTTCTGATTGGTGATTTTTGCGTATATCTGTGTCGTTTGAATGGAGCGGTGTCCCATGAGTTTACTAAGCGTTTCTATCGGAACTCCCTGTGAGATACACGTTTGAGTTGCATATGTATGACGTGCCATGTGATAGGTTAAATTCCGTTCTATACCGCATAATCGGGCTACCTCTTTCAGGTTGATGCAGATATTGGAAAGGCTTATCATGTTAAAAATCTTATCCGTTTTCCGTTCGTCCCTGTACTTCTCTATAATCATCAAAGGGATACTTAACAGTTTGATGCTGCATACTGTCCCCGTCTTTTGGCGTGGTATCTTTATCCATGTGCTGCCGTCCTGTTCCGTTATCAGGTTATCAACCGATAAGGCGCACATATCCGCATAAGACAGACCCGTAAAAGACGAAAAAACAAACCAGTCTCTTGTACGGTAATATCTTTGGGTCGCTATCGGAGTGGTGAGTAACTTTTGAAATTCCTCTTCCGTCAGATACCTGTACTTTTTCAAAGGCTGTTCCGCTACATAGTTCATAAACGGGTTACGTCTTAACGTCCCCTGATTGATGGCACGTGTGATTATCTTTTTCAATGCAATCATGCGTCCTAAAACGGTGCTTGCCCGCATCCGTTTTTCTACCCTCAAATAGAAATCGAAATCATTTATAAACTTATGTGTCAAACTGATTAACGGCACGTCTTCCGAATTGTATTTCATGCGGATAAAGTTTGAAAGGTGCTTGTACGTCAGTAAATAGGAATAATAAGTATCATAAACACGGTTTACGCCTATACGCTTTTCAAATTCGGTGTTATGTTCCCGAAATAGCTGTAGCAGGTTGGATGCCTTTTCGCCTACACCGTTCAGGGCGTTCTTTATCCTTTCGGCTGTTACGTACCCCTCTGTTTCAACTATTCGGGAATAATGGACTTTTACCTGTTGTTCCAAACGGTCAAGTGTCCGGTTTATCTCCGTGAGTTCCTTTCTTTCTTTTTTCGCCCGTCCTTTCTTTACGTCCCAATCAGGGGAAGAAAGATTGATTTTTGTACTGAACTGCACGGAGTTCGCATCTACCGTGATACGTCCCACTACCGGGCAAGTACCGTCTTTTCTACGTTTGGACGTATTGAGATAAAACAAGACGGCAAAGGTGCTTCTTTTGGCTTTTGTATTCTTTTCCATATTGACAGTTATTTAGAATGATGTATTTATTGCTCCACACCAACCAACCGGAATTTATTCTTTATCCGTTCTTCCAGTTTGTCGGTGTCCTCTGATATTTTGTTATTACTGATTTTGGCGTAAATCTGTGTAGAACGCAAGTCCCGATGTCCTAACATACGGCTGACTGTTTCTATCGGTACTCCTTGTGACAGGCAAATTTCCGAAGCATATGTATGTCTTGCGGCATGGAAGATGAGTTTTCGTTTCAGTCCACACAACCGGGCGATAACTTTCAGGTTCTTGTTCAACCTGCCGCAACTCTGCATGGGCAACAGTTTACCGTCAGGGGCTAATCCCTTGTATTTTTCAAGGATTTGCAGGGGAATTTCCATCAGGGGGATTTCACAAGGCGTTCCGGTTTTCTGCCGGGTGGTTTCTATCCATAGCACGCCATCGGAAGCCCTGACAATATTCTTTTCTGTAAGGTTGCAAATGTCCCTGTACGCCAATCCGGTGAAAACAGAAAATAAAAACATATCACGGGTCAAGTATCTGCATGGATGGTCTAACGGTGTGGTTATAATTTTATGCAGTTCCTCACGTGTCAGATATTTCTGTTCGGCTTTCGGTCTTTCAGGTGAATAACCGTCAAACGGGTCACGGGTTATAATTCCCTCACCAATGGCAAGTTTTATCATTTTACGCAAATGGCGCATAATGCCTAATATGGTGTTTGGTTTTAATTTCAGTTCCACACGTAAATAAAAGTCGTATTTCTCGATGAAAGAGAAATCAAGCTGTGTAAATGGAATATCCGACAACTTGCATTTCAGGGACATAAACCGTTTAAGATGGTTCAGGGAATTTTCATATTGTACCTGTGTGGATAACTCACGGTTCACGCCTACACGTTTCTTAAAATCTTCATTGTGGCGTGCGAAGTACCTGATTAGTGTTTCCTGCTGGGATGCGATGCCCTGAAATGCGTTTTTTACCTCGCTTGCGGTGACCGTGTTCTTTGTTTCCTGTAACTTGCGGTAACTGGTGTTTACCGCTACATTGATTTTATCCAGTGTGGCGTTTACTTCCGATGCGTGTTTGCTCTTGCCTGTAACCCTACCTGAAACAATATCCCAAAGGGATGCTTTAGCGGTAACTTTTGCACTGAATTGTGCAACGTCTTTCCCGATGGTAATTTTTCCTATAACGGGACACTCACCGTTTTTCTTTTCATCGGTCTTTCTTAAATAGAAATGCACTTTCAAACCTGTTTTCATTTCTCTGTTTTTTTAGTTGATAAAATTACTTCCAACAGAGTTATTTGAAATGATGCAATACGCTGACAAACAAACCTTTCAAAGGTCTAATGAAGACAGCGAAAAGAGAAAAACGAGCCGATTTGCAGAAGTCCGTCCTAATTCCTTGTTTTTCTGCCTGTTGCCGACCTCTGAAAAGGGTAACGGATAAGCAACGGAACTACTGCCTGAATACGCTCTTTTTTTCTTTTTCAAGGGAAGACAGCTAACGACTACATACGACAAACATACATGATTATCTGCGCCTTACGTCTTATTGCTAATAATTACCTTTTCTGTATATACTTTCGCCTCGTTAATCACGCTCGAAGCTGGTGTACCGATTGAGACCATCAGCCGGATGCTGGGGCACTCCGATATTTCCACCACTCAGGTGTATGCCCGTGTCAGTCCGAAAAAACTGTTCGAGGACATGGACAAGTTCATAGAAGCGACCCAAGATTTCAAACTGACCCTATAAATCAAATAACGATATGCGAAGTACATTTTCATTATTACCCTACATCAACCGCGGCAAGGTAAGGGCTGACGGTACGACCGCCGTACTCTGCCGTATAACCATTGACGGCAAACAGACCGCCATAAGCACCGGTATTTATTGCCGCCCCGAAGACTGGAACGGCAGGAAGAATGAGATAAAGACCATCAGGGAGAACAACCGCTTACGGGAATACCTGCGTCTGACAGAAGAAGCCTATACCGAGATACTTAAATCGCATGGTGTGGTCAGTGCCGAGATGTTGAAAAACCATATATCCTTGAATAATATTCATCCGACCACCCTCCTGCAAATGGGTGAATGGGAACGTGAGCGGTTGAAGAAGCATTCCGAAGAGATTGATTCCACTTCTTCCTACCGGGCTTCAATGTACTACCAAAAGTACCTGACGGACTTTATTGCGTCTATCGGAAGAAAGGATATACCTCTTGAAGAAATGACGGAGGATTTCGGCAAGTCCTACAAAGCCTACCTGAAGAAATGCAAGAATTTCGGGGTTTCACAGACCAACCATTGTCTGCGCTGGCTGAACCGGCTGTTGTACCTTGCAGTCGATAAGGAGATTATCCGTGTAAATCCCTGCGAGGACTTGGAGTATGAAACAAAGCCGGAGGCAAGGCACAGGTATATCAGCCGCGAGGAGTTCAGGAAGATACTTTCCACCCCGATGTACGACAAGCGGATGGAACTGGCGAGACGGGCCTTCATCTTCTCGACCCTGACGGGACTGGCGTATGTGGACATCAAACTTCTTCATCCCCACCATATCGGAGCGAATGCAGATGGCAGACGATATATCCGCATCAATCGCAAGAAGACAAAGGTGGAGGCGTTCATACCCTTGTATCCCATAGCGGAGCAGATATTATCATTGTATAACACAACAGATGATGAGAAGCCCGTGTTTCCTCTTCCCAACCGTGATGCCCTATGGTTTGAGGTTCACGAGTTGGGAGTAACCATAGGAAAAGAGGAAAACTTGACCTATCATCAAAGTCGGCACAGCTTCGGAAGATTCCTGATTTCTGCGGACATTCCGATTGAGAGTATCGCTAAGATGATGGGACACTCTAATATCAGGACGACACAGGGATATGCACGGATAACCGATGATAAAATCTCTAAGGATATGGACAAGCTGATAAAGCGCAGAAAGGAAATATCGGCTGGCGAAAAGAAGAAACAGTAAATAATCATCATAAAAAAACGGATTATGAGCAGAGGAATAATCACAATCAGTGAAACGGGTGCAGTAACCATACCGACCGTATCTGTATGGATGACCCAGTTTGAAATAGCCGACCTGTTCGGGGTATTCTCGTGCGACATCCGCAAGGCGATACGGGAAATCTACAAGAATAAGGAATTGAATGTGCATGATACGATGAAGTATATCAAGCAAACTGACGGCATAAGCTATGATGTGTATAATCTTGAAATGATTATAGCCATTGCATTCAGAATATGCAGTAAAGAAACCCTCTTGTTCAGGCGGTTCGTAATAAATGAAATCTGCGTCACCAAGAAAGGAAATCCACGAACTTCGATAACGTTGTTTTTCTCTCGTGGTGGTAAAGGCGGCAACCTATGGCATAGCTGAGGTTCATCCCGTCAGCCACCTGTTCCCGATGCACGGATGCAAAGGTAGCGTGTGGCTCTGACGGCATTGGCAAGGTCGGGCGGCAGAGCCGTTTCGGGCAGAATCTTCCTCAAACGGATTTGAGCGTATTCAGCCCGAAAACCTTGCCACTGCCAGCCACACGCATTTTGGGCATCCGGCAACGGAAACAAGCGACTGACGGGAAATCAGAAGAAATAGAGGAAACGGCTTACAGACGAAGCTAAACATTGATGCTTCATCCGTAAGCCGTTCCTTTTTCTTTTTTTGTCGGTATGCCATTGCAGCCGCAAACATAGGGCAGACGGTAAACTGCGCTCCTTCAAGAAAATCATGGTGCTTTCAGTCGGTAGGCGGAGCGGTAATTGTCTGCCAGCATCCTTTCGATATCGGATTCACGGTAGAGGATTTTGCCACCCAACTGAATGTAGGCTATCTGTCCCTCATTACGGTAGTCCTGAAGTGTCCGGCGGCTCACCTTCAACCGCGCCGACACTTCCTTGTCGGTGAAGAAACGCTCCCCGTTCAGTGTCGGGCGGTAATTGGCAGTCAGATGCTCTACATTGTCAAGCAGACGGTCGAGGCTACCCATGAAGTGGATTATCCACTCGTTGTCTTTGTTAATCAGTTCGTTCATATTACTTTGGATTTAGTGTGATTGCTGTTATTGCTATATCCGGTTGTCAGATTGTCCTGTCTTTAAACCTCGCTTCCTTTCGTCTGTCCTCCACGATGGAGACGATACGCTGGACATCTTCGGGACGGTAATAGGTCTTGTGGTTTATCTGCGAATAAGCCAATGTGCCGTTGTTTCTAAGCGTCTGCAACGTGTGCGGGCTGATGTTGAGCATCCGGCACACGTCTTGATTGTCCATCCACTCACTCATTTTCTTTTCACCGTGCCTATGGCAGATGGCATCCATGCGGCTGACGAAGCGATCGAACTTGGCGATCATCGCCTCGAAGGTCTTTCTTTCGATTGATACGATTTCCATATTGTCTTTCTTTTAGTTGTTATTGTTCCTTTTGCCGCAAAGGAATTTATAATCCGCGACATAACAATGAGTTTTTCGAAAGTGGCAGCGTGTTGTGTCGGTGTGGCAGTGGTTGTCCGGGGTACAGATTATTCTTCCCACCTTAATTTCGGTTTTTAGAGGAAAGCCGAAACTCAAATAAGGGCTTAATTTAGAATTGCCCGAGACTGGGCTTTTGCCCTTTCGGTTATCTACATCCGGCAAAACAGTGAAGTCCGCACCGCTTTATCAACCGCCATAAAGCAAAACCACACAAAATTGCCGGGCAGAACCCAAGTGCTTGACAGACTGCACTGAAGCATCTTACTTTGCTCACGATAATCGGTTGAGGTGCTTACCAAGACCACAGTTAACAACTTAATCAATTTGTTTTTCACAATGAAGAGAGAACCAAACATTACAGAGCAGCAGGCTCGTGAAATCGTGGAAAAGATGGGACGCAGGGAATCCTACACTCCCAAGTCGATGAATGACATCTACAGGCGTATCGGTCTTGAGCCGGATGAACCGGAACAGCCCGGCAAGACCATCATGGAGGAAACAGAGACCGCTATGGCGGATGAACCGTCAGATGTGGCGAACGAGGAAGCGGCAATGCCGCAGAAGCGTATCAGCAGCAAGCAGCGCAGGCTGTCGCTGGAGGAATACCGCACCACTTATCTCCA